CATCTCGATTTAGCTTTTTGATACCACGATTTATATACCTTCGGTTCTCTAGTCTTTCTACGAGATAAGCTGCCTCTCGCCTCGGTAGGCGTACAAGGTTGCCAATTTCCAGCGCTATCTTTCCAGAACATCTACGTTACAGAAGAACTTTTCGTCACTCCGTTTCGAAGCGCCGAAAATAATCCAGAAGTCCAGATCGTTTGCCATACTTGAGACCACGTAAAGGCGGGGATATCTAAACCTCCGACGCTAATCGGGCCAAAGAAGTGTCCTATTAATGCGATAGCAATCCCCAGAACGGACAACACGTATGTTTTTTTCCCTTGCAGGGAAGCGAATAATTTCGCAAGCATAAGTTGGCCTCCTTTTTCAATAAGCCATCTTTTAAACCAATTCAAGTTAGGATAAAAAGATCATCAACAGGCCTGACCCAAAGACGGTCAGGGGGAGAAGTCCCCCCAGACCGTAATGGATTCCAACGCAGACTAGGATGATTCCGGCGGCTTTTAATACACTCGCCGTATTCATTTCAGACGCCTAGCGCGGCCTTAAGCTGATCTGCCACCGTCTGAATGGACGAGGCAATGGACGTAAGAGCCGTGACTTCCGTCGTAAAGTCAGGGGGCGTCCCCGCGCTAATTAAGTCCTGTATTTTCTGGATTTCTGCGACCAGTTGCGTTTGGAGCGCAGAGACCGCTGTTCCTACTGCCGTGAGTGCTGTGTCGAGGTCTTGTTGTGTTGCAGCCATTTGATTTATTTCTCCTTCGATGGTATTTAGTGTCTCCTCCATGTCGCTGACTTTGTTTTCAAGAGCATTGATGTTCTTTTGAACAGCGTTAATGGCATGAAGAATTTGTTTGAATAAGTTATTTTGCGGGCGTGGATTAGGCATTTTATCTCCCCCTTATCATGGCGGTGGTATCATTGTCGGAGTCGACAAGGAAAGTTGGAAAAGCTGGTTAAGAAACGTGCTGATTGTATCCAGACAGGTCCCCTGGCTCCAGGTGTTTGTGGTCGCTGAGATCAGCATAAAGTTTGTCGCCGATGAACAGAGGTTCCCAAGGGTTCCTCCAATTCCGATATCCACATTTTTTTGATAATCCTGACCCGTTGCAAAACCGTAGACATAGGTATCACTGGATATTTTCTGCATCGCCGCAATGTTAGTAGCCCAGGTCGTCGTATCTATTGTAACGGATTGGGGAGGCTGGAAGCTCGGGTTAAGACCCCATAATTTAATCTGGTAGGTATGCGGGAAAAACGGGTTCACAAAAAAGGTGGTATTAAAATAGGTTGTGGTAAAAGAAATCAATGTATCTTCGACGGAGTTGGCCGTCCCCGTTCCCACGGTTACCACCGTGTACGCTTCAGCGTCGCGGACCGCTAGGCGCCCACCACCTAGGCCCATAGTTAAAAGAATGAAGGCGATTTTCCCACTTCTGAATCGCTTCATGGATGTCTTTTCCAGTAGGCCCTTGGGCGCGGCAATCCAAGCACTCCACAAAAGCCATAGCCAGAGGCTTCCGGCACTTGAAAATCTCGATATCCAGAGACCCGCAGAACGGGCAGTTCATTCATACGACCAACCACATGACGCCTTGTGGCTTTGATGTATCGTTATCCACATGAATATGCCCATCTGCATAAATTCCGATACGCTTAAAGCCTGCCGAAATAAACGCCGAAGTGATTTTGAATCTTTGGTTTGATTCAGTGCAGGAAATATCCACCGCATGACCTGTTAAATGCGCCGAATCCTTAACGGACTGAGGAAGCGCATCATTCTGCGCTTGAGTGCGTAGGCCGCAAGTAATAAGAAAAGGTATGCCAGCAATCCCACGAGCGCGATCCAGCATCGCAACAAGCTCAACGTCAAGTCCCGCTACCTCGCTGTCTTGGAAATAGTTCCATCGATTCACGCGACCTGTCCCCCAGAATCTAATGGACCACCCACATCGCATATCTCTCCTGAACAGCACTCCGAACAAGTCTTGAAAACATAGCCTAAGCCCCATGGTTTAATTTCCAGCAACCTTATTTTCCCCTCTTTGAGACAGCGTTGGCATGTTTCAGCGTCATTCACCGAAAATGCAGCCGCGTTAACATGTTCCAGGTATAGGCCCCTACCGCCGCCACAAAAGAGGCGATCAGGCCGATGATGATCCAACCCGCCGCATGAATGGGCTTTTCCACCTGGTTTTTGAACTCCTCCAGCCGGTTAATCCGCCCTTCGAAATTCTTGAAAATGCCTTTCTCCCACTCATCGTGATCCGTGAACTTCTGCTCCAGCCGGATCAACATCTCATCCGAAAAACGCCTTCCGTTTTCTTCGTTCACGGCGTAAACTGTTCCAAAGCACTGATAGTGGAGGTAAAGACTGTAAACATATTCGTAAGTGTCGTCGTTGAAATGTTCACTCCAATCAAACCATCAAGATTTCTTGTATGCGTGATGGAATTGGTAGTGGTTGTGTTAATTACAATATAGCGGGTATCAATGTGAAAATTTCCTGGGGATTCTTGCCGAAACACCACGGATGTCAACCGTAATTTATCAAAGGTTTCCGTTTTAACTCCTGCGTTAACGAAACCAGAGGACATGAGTAAGACGGCCAAATAAATTTTACGCATAGGACTCTCCTTTACGGAACACTCGACATCCCGATACAAATATAATTCATTTTACCTCCTCCGAGAGAGGCACTGAAACTCGCTTTAAATCCTTCCGAGCTACTACTTGATATTCCAGATATCAAACCGCTACTCGTTGTCGATATGATGCAAACCGGACTTTCCAGATAGCTGTTAGAAAAGGTCAATTTGCAACTTGTTACAGAACCTCCGCCGATTGATATTGTTCCCGCAAAATCGCTTCCCATGACGCTTCCAGACGGAGAAGTTCCGCAATTTGAAACAGACGGAGAACCTGTTTTTGTTATAATGTGTTCTCCAAACATGATCGATTCATTGACCGAATACTTTTCCGTAGGACTCGGCGAATCAATACCGACTTCGCTCGAAAACGAGCGAACAGAAAAACAACAAACCATCAGCCACGATAAAAATAAAGACGATTTAAAATTCAATGATTGAAACTCCTATACTTTGGACGCTTTCCGTACCTCCCCCAACTGCACATAATTGCAAATCAAACCAATAGGCCGTTCCTGTAGTAAGTCCCGTTAAGATTCCAGTCATCGACATCGATTCTGAACTTGAATTATAAGGGGAGGTGGCGCGGCTAAAGTTTGTAAATCCCGTTCCTGTCGCCGCAACGCCGTTCGCGGGGGCCGACCCCGTGCCGTAGGACCAAATTCCCAACCCTCCATCACCCCCCGTGTTATTGATCGACGTTAAAGAACAAATAAATAAAATTCTCCCTGTTGTTGATGGCGTAATTGTTACCGTGCTGCCTAATCCCATCATTTTGGTCGTAGGAAACAACGACGTTGTACCCGTCGGGTTAGAAGGCGCAAAGAAACTGGCAGGAGCCGTTGACCATGATATATTTCCAGCCCCGTCATTTTGATAAAACGATCCTTTTGCTCCCTGCGTAGAAGGAAAAGAAGTCGTAACATTATTTAGATTCACTATATTACCCGAAGAATTAACCTGGAATTGACTTGTACTTCCTACGGAAAAAAGAGAGGTTGGACTTACCGTGTTAATTCCAAAATTACCTGCATTAAAATAACTGACTCCATTCCCAGATATTAACGCACTGATGGTTCCATTGTTTCTTACGTCCAGTCTTCCTGCCGTCCCATTCTTGTAGGTAGCCATTAAGTAGCGACTAGAGTCCTTTAGGAATATCCCATCCCCTCCAATATCCGTCAATACAGTAAGGCGTTCCGTAACAGTGTTAGTTCCAACACCAATCCCCACATTTCCATTAGCATTAACGGTCATTGTTCCACCAATGACATTAAAAACAGGAGTTGCGCCGCTTTGACCAGTTCCATTGATAGTGAACACCGTATCAACAGTTCCAGAAGACGTGTAAAAGGTAGACCCTGATTGGAGTGTATTCTGATTAAGAATACAGGTTGATCCTGGACAAGTACCTGTTGCGGAGGGGTTGGTTATCTGGCTTGCTGCCGCTGTTGAAGCGCAGAAAAAAATGGCAGCCAAAAAAGCTGGCTTCGTCATGATTGAGTAAACCACACGCTGTATGAAATATTTGCCGAACCCGATTGTTTGATGACAAAACCATTGCTGGAACTGGTGATATACCAGGGCTCATTGGTAAGATCGAGAACTACGGAGCCGTTGGCCAGAAGTGGAAATTGATCGCCAAAATTCGTTGCCCCATCACTAAAATTTAACGTTGTTGTGGCATCCACAGTCACCAAAATCCTAAATACGCGTACGGTCTGCGAAGCCACACCCGCTACAGGCGTGCTGATTCCGACACTCGTAACATTGAATGTGCTTGATAAGACCCCCGTCGTTTGCAGCGTTGAGAAGGACACATTCCACCGCGTTCCATCTACTTGTTGAGCGCTTACTGTGTTGGATGACCCATTAATGAAGGCAGATACCGTAGAGACGTAGACAGCATAGGGCGTAGAAAAAGAAACTGGAACTGTTCCGCTAATAGTTACCGTAGAAACGTTTGTAGTATTGACTGGCTGGCTGGCGCCATTGAATGTAACAGTGGTAAGAGCAGGAGGTGTAAACGATATGGTTCCTGTCACATTGAGTGGATTATCTGCTGTATTAACAACAGTCACCGTAGAAGCATAGGCTCCCGCAGTGCTCTGGTAGACTTGTTGAGGCGTGCCTCCAAAAGTAATTGTAGATATATTAGTAGTGTTTACAGGCTGACTTATGCCGTTAAATGTGACCGTAGTAACATTCACTACAGTTGTGGTAGATGAACTACCGCCTCCGCCAGTGCACCCTGAAACACACTTCACATTGACAGGATTCCGTGTCGAATTTATGACTTGGACGGAATCAAAGGCCCATCCAGTAACGGAGGTTAAGATCAAGAGCGCGGATAATTTAAGAGTACGCATAAGTAGTACGTGCCGACCACTGAAATAGAAAAGAAGGTGTTGAATTGGGGTAACCTGTAGAAACAGGTTGGTTATCTGCATTGTAAGTGACTTGGATAATCCTCCAGGTTGAGTCCGTTGTGAGCGTCCCTGGCTGCGCCCAACCGTGGTAGTTCAAGTTTCCGTTGGCATCGTAGTCAAATTGGTCAATAAGGTTACTTCCCCCCAGAGTCGACACAAACGTGAACATTCCAACATCGGGAGTGCTTGCCATTAAATTTAAGCAGGGGCAGGTGCGAAAGGGGTAATCGTCCTTTCCCCTGCTGAAGGGTTCGGGATGTCGGAATATCCCCATCGGCGCAACTTTAAGATGCGTTCCCATCCGTCATTAGCGCCGTCCGTATATCGGCCTCCGTTGTTGGGAACTTCTACGGATTTGAAAACTTTTTGCGATCCCCTCCAAGCTTCAAAAAGAGTCTTTCCCCTCCCCAAACATTCCCCGACAATACAGGTGGTTCCCGCTATTTCAAATTCCGTTCTCTTCCCCTTTTGCACGTCAATTGGAATAAAATCATCGCTGTATTTTCCGTTTATGCGCGTTCCACGCGTTTTCCCGTAGGTTTCTGTGGCCGCCTTTTTATCCTCAATTTCCGCCGGGTACGGCGGCACATGAAGTTTAAGAGACGACCCCCATGTATTTTTAAAGGGAATGGAAAATATTACATGTGAAACTTTATAAAAGAACTCAGAAACCGGCATTCCCAGAATAGCCACCAACGCATAGATTGCTGAATATCCTAAACGAGGCGTGAACTCAAGGAAAAATGGTTCCTGATTTTCCTCGGAGACGATGCAGTTCACATCAATCGGACCCGTCCATCGGCTGTATTTCAGGAGAGGAAACAATTTTTTGATTGTGGCGTCCACCAGTTTTGACTGATTGCCTGGGTAGTGAGTAACCAGGCTGACTTCACACCCCGTCCGCACACCAAGTTCACCGGCAAGGAACTTCTTAGTTTCCCAGGTTGAGTTTGCAGGGTAGATTGGCTGACCACTTGAAAACCAAAGCTCTGTAGATACCTCAGCGCCTCGGATAATGTCCTGAAGAATAAAATTGTTTCCATGTTTTATGTTCCCTTCTTCCTTAGCCTGCTCCATGTATCCGAGCATGTCTTCATAGTCTTTTCCCACATACGAGCTAGATTCTGATTGATTATTGTCAATCTTGATAGCAAAAGGTCGTTTCGCTTTCTTGACAAATGCAATCGCAGCGTCAATATCTTTAAATTCAGTGGTGCTGGGTGTCCGAATTCCATATTGCGAGGCCACCTTTCCAGCCCAAGCCCTGTCCATCTCAAGCTTGTCGGCTAATGTTGAACCACCAACAACTTTCCACCCATCTTTTCGTAGTTTTTCGGCAACTTGTCCATCTCCATTTAAGTCAAAAAGGATGACATCAGGTTTCTCTTTTAGTCCTTCCTCTATAGACTCCACATGCGGGACAAGACCAGACATGACTTCCCGAGCCCAAGGTTCCTTAATAAATATTGACACATCGGAACCTTCTCGTTGCATAATCCAGGCTAAACCCGCCGAATCCCCGCTTTTGGAATGGATTAAGATTTTCATTGTAATTCTAGCCTATTCATGGTACACTTAGCTTGCATGATTAAAGACGACATTATTAAAAAGTTCTGGACATACGTCAAAAAAACTCGAACCTGTTGGATGTGGCGTGGGAAACGCCGATACGGAAAAATATGTACTGGAAAAGGAAAGAGTGAATCTTCTCATAGAATTTCTTGGGAAATTCATAATGGAAAAGTTCCAGAAGGAATGTGGGTTCTTCACAAATGCGACAGTGGTCGATGCATCAGACCTTCCCATCTTTTTCTTGGAACCTATAAAGACAATATCAACGATATGCTTCAAAAAAGAAGAAATGTAAGAGGAGAAAAAGTCGGAACTTCTAAACTTACTAATAAAGCAGTTAAAGAAATTAGGTCCAAATATAAAAAATATAGTCGAGAATTTAATCATCGTTATTTTTCCGAAAAGTTTGGAGTTTCCGTTTCTGCGGTACATTTTGTAATCAAAGGAAGAATGTGGAAACACATAGGAGGCTAAAATGTTTAACTTCATTGTGGGTTCTCTGGTAATTGTGACCTGCGTTGCAATCCTTGTGAAATTAGCGAATTCAGAAGAGCAACAAGACCAGGATTAGAAGCCAATCTCGTTCCTGCGCCTAAACCTGTCGCCGCCGCACCTTGAATAGCAGGAGAAAATAATGGTGCTAAAGCTTGGCCGATTCCAGGAACAAACATCATTCCCGTTTTTACCGTTGCTGTTTTTCCAGTAGACGTTAGAGGAAATGGCCTTCTTAAAGCCTGATTTCGTATTCCTGCTTGATATATCTGATCTCCTTTCCTTATAAGACGGCTACCCTTGGCAATTGCGTCTGCCTCATCACGCATCTTAAAGATTTCATCTTTGACATAACGTCCTGATCTCGCCAAAGCATCTACAGCTTTCCTATAAGTCAAACCCTCTGATGGTTCCAGCTTTCCTCCACCAGATAGAATCTCTCTAGCTTTATCAACAATCTGCTCAGGCTTGTACATCCCCTCAAATACACTGGTTCCTTTTGGCATAGCTTCCATAGCTCTTCCGTAAAACGGTTTTGCTGCTTGTTTACCTGGACCAAATATATTCTTAGCTGATTGAAAACCTCTAGCTAGTGTTCCCTTTGGGCTTCCTACAAGTGATTCCAATTGTTCTCCAAATCCTCTTACAGCAGGACTAGCCGCTTTCATAAGCGGTCCCATAGCTTCTGCTCCTACCATTGATCCAAGCCCTAACGGAGTAAATGTAGGAGGCATCGTTTTTGATAAAACATTCATCGCCCCTTTTCCAAACCGTGTTGGAATTTGACCCTTCGCTACATCCAGCGTAGCCCCTAACATCTCAGACGGAATCCTTGCAAATCCCATTGCCTTTTTACCAAAGGACTGCTTTAAATCTTCCGTTGTCACTTCATACACTCCCTGATCCGTTGTTACACGATACTTAGACATTACTGTACCCTCTCGACCTTCAAAACTTTACCGCCCTGAAATGTCGCCCCAACAGGTGGGACCTGACCTTGTCTGCCAATTGCCTTAAATCTTTCTGATAACTCTTGACCATGTGGTGAAATTATCTGACGTTGAGAAGGAAGTCCACCCATTACATTGCGTTGTTGGTATTGCAATGCTTGGAGACGTGAATTGAGAAGTTCGTTAATTTGTTGAATAGCTCCCTGAGCCTGATTAGGCGTTAAATCCTGGCTTAAAACACTCATCCATTTTCCGATTTCCTGATCAGTTCCAGCCGTTCCCTTAAAGACAGTTGCCAGTTCTCCGCCTAGAGCGTTCAGAGTAGCTTGCAATCTGATAATGTTAGGGTCGTTAGTCTGAGCCCTTAATTTATTAAGAGGAACATTTAAAAATCTTTCATTGGTATTAGCTACACGCTGATAGGAATCCAAAGCTGAATTGGCATGACCTAATGCTGTATTGAGAGAAAGTGCATTGAGTCCGAGTTTCCCAGTCGCTAAACTTTTTGCCATTGTTTCATTAACCTTCGTCGCATATGATTGGAACGGTTCTTTTTTTCCAAGTTGCTTAGGGACTTGATTCGCTAACCGTGTTGCAACTGTCCTATCTCTGAAACTTAACGTCCAAGGATCGATCCTTCCTTCATACATCCCAATAGCCAAATCTCTGTCATCCTGAGATGCAGTGTCCCATGTTACCTGTCCTTTCTCTGTACCGCCAACGTCGGTAGGACTTCCACGACTTACCAACTGTTGTAACCGTTGCATCCGCAGACGTTCCATGGGGTCGTTCTGTTTCATATAGGAAGCAATCGCCGTTTGCGGGTCTAACTGCATCATCAAAGCTTGAATTTGACGGGTATTGTCACGCGCTGGGCCTCCCATTCCAGAAACAGGTTGACCTGGCCCCTGCGTAGGGATCGGCTGAGGCATCTGAACATCCTGTCCGATATTTCCACCTGCTGACATGGGTTGACCTGGAGGGACTTGATACATGGACTGTTGTTGAGGTGTCCCAGCCGGAGGAAGCGGCGGACCTTGCTGAGGGTCGCCCTGCGTGGTCATCTGCTGAATAAGTTGCTGGAGGATTTGCTGTCTTTTTTTCTGTTGGATCGCCTCGCCAATTCCCGCCAATCCCTGCCCTAACCCGTATCCAAGACCCGCAATATCCTGGTTCATCTGTTGGCGGTTACGATTTTTCTCCTGTGCCGCCTGCATGAACATTTCCCACGGGAACGATAAATCAGCCACCGAATCCTCCTACACCCATCCGAGCCCCTGGCCTCAACTCAGGAAACATCTGGTAGATCTTTTGGATGGCATTCGCTTGCTGGGAGGCAGGAGCCTGGGCCTGTCCACCCCCTTGCGGCATCATCCGCATATATTGGAGAGCCTTGGAAACAGAACTAGGGCCTGCCCCTGACATCGGGTTAAGCGGAGAGGACATCCCCCCAGGTCCCGTAGTAGAACCCGCCATTCCCATATTAGGTGATGACATACCCGATGCACCATAAGAACCACCAGGACCTCCAAACATACCCCCAGGAGCCCCTGCAAAATGACCAATTCCTCCAGCCCCTAATCCAGAACCGAAATTTATTCCTCCACCCTTTAGAGAATAGGGATCAGTTGTTCCTGTTCCAGAAAGTCCCGCTCCCGTAGCGGCTCCCATACCAGCCCCAATCGGCCCTCCTGTAATGAATCCCCCAACACCACCTTCCAGACCTCCTGTAGACGTTCTTCCTAATTGATTTTTGCGACCGATAACCTCAGAAAGACCCCCTGTCGGAACAGCAAAAAGTCCTCTTAAACCTTCCTCCCACCAACTCATGTATGTTTCTCCATAGGGTTGTCGTAGAAAAGCATAAACTTTACGCGGAGATCATGTTTCACCTTTTTAGCCAGCATCCAGAACGATTCCTCGTAAAGATCAACTGCTTTGACTGGATCAGATTCGGAAATTACTCTGTCATAAAACAGGGTACGCCATGCATCCCAATCCGTGTGAACAAATTCAGCGGCCAAGACTACAAATTTTCCAATAACAAAATACTCAAAGAACTTCCAGAACCGCTTAAAGAACGCCTGAAACAGGTGGTCGTGAAGCCTTTTGACTTCATACTTCCCAAGTACCTGATGTTTCGCCATCGCTGTACAAATCCAAGTAGCTTTGTAGGCTTGGGCCCCACCACTTAAAAGACTACCCAGCCCTTGCGCAGAACCCGTAGCCATCCCTAACATACCTTGCGCCCCAGATGGATTTCCCGTCTCCGCCAACTGTTTGGCTAACAGCTCCTGCATGGCAAAATCAATGTATTTGTTCGCGCTGGACGCTGATTGTCCCGTATACTGGTTTCCTAGTCCTTGCATCCCGCCGTACTGCCCTAACCCGTACTGCATGGCCTCTCCTGGTATTCCCAGCATCGTCCCCTGGTTCGGAATAGAGTAACCGCTTAGAATAGACTGCTGAAAAGGAATAGTTTGGTTGGCCACCGCACTTCCTAAGCCTGACTGAAACGCCCCCGATCCCGGCGAGATTCCAAGATTGTTGAATTGCCCCAAAAGCTGCTGTCCCGCCTGACCTGAAGGCGAATACTCTTGGGCGATTTGACTTGGAATACCGGAAACCTGAGCCTGTAAATTCTGAAGGTTCTTGCTGTAGAGGTCCTGCGTCTGTTGAAGCTGTTTATTAAATAAGTCCGACGCATTTTTCTGCTGAAAGCTTTGTACATCGCCGGAATAAGCCGTTGGAACGTAACTTTGGGCCATTGTTTGCAATTCGGAGCCTGTTAATGGATTCCATCCCTCCGGGTGCGCCTGTTCCGTATAGGAAGGGATCACCTCGTTTTTTAAGAAACTGTTAATTTCATCCACCGTAGGAGCCCGTCCTGTTTGCTGTTGGAAAACATTGGAAAATTTGTTCCCCGCTGTATTCAAGAACCCGGGAGTCGTATTCGGACCCCAATACCAATTAGTCCCGGGTCCCCCTCGATAACCTTGGAACGCCTGCATGAGTTGTTGGTAATCTGGGTCTTGTGTCACATCAAAATTAGACGTTGGCATAAGATTCTCCTCTACAGTTCTGCATCCGCCGTGAAATGTCCCTCTCCGAAAGTGTCCGTGCTTATTCCGTCAACTACTAGGCAGCCATTGGTCGAATTGTTTCCATTGGTAACAGTCGTTATTCCCCCGCTCATGTCCCAGCTTCCTGCGGTCCCGGTAAATGTATAGAAAATGACCGTCGGAGCAACTCGTTTTGTAACATGGTAAGGAATCCATCCGACAACATTGCTACCACTTACGTTAAATGGAAGTGATATTCTATTAGTCGTTGTACTGGTAGCTGGAACTGTCGAAATATCGTAACTTTTCTCATAATATCTCTGACACAATGCCAGGTCTTCACCAAATGGGCGAGGAAAATAATCAACATAGATAGAATTCACGACCGCCATAGCTGAGTCAATGTAAACAATTCCTAGTGGCGGCGCTGAAGGAGAATAATAATTGTAAAAATAAAGAAATGCAGGAGTTGCCGAAATGGTCTTGGTCACTGTTAATTGCTGCCAATTTCCGTCTCCTGCATGAGCAGAGGACTGCGTTATTGATCCGTCATTAATTCCGATCCGAATTCCCGACAAAGATGTTTTTACCCATTGAGAAAATGTGACGGTTTTTCCTGCATAATCCAGATAGTTTTCAACCTTTTGCACAATACCCAAACTTGTTGCAGTTCCGATATTAGTAATGTCTATTTTTGCCGCGTATGTTCCATCATGAATAGTGGTTGATTCACGCGATATAACGCAAGCACTTGATCCAGACATTCCCTCATAAAATAAGCGGTCTGCCGTAAAAGTTCCCGCCGTACTCAAACTAAAACTCGTCCCCCTTTGCCAGATTTCAAAACCGCCATTGATAAGAATATTGGAGTAACCTGCCGAGCCCTGCACCTGGCCAAAAGTTGCGGAATCTCCTGAAGCTGTTCCATTCCCCAAACCAGTTAATTTAAATCCCCCCATCACCGCATTTCCACTGAGAGTAAGAGTAGTCACTTTCACATTATCCCAGGTGGTCGTTCCCGCATCTACATTGTTAATCAAGTTGATGATATTATTGAATTCAGAATTCAAAGCCGAGGATGTCAGAATTTGATTAGTTGCCCACGTTGTAATCCGGTTAATAAATGACATGCAATTTCTCCATTCTTATAAACAAGTCGCCGTTCTATCACTAGGACGAACAAAAGAATGAATAGTCCCCGTAGAAATGCAGATTGCATCCGTCGTGCAATCCGAGCAGGGAATAATCCATCCTGGAGTCGTCGTCCATCCTTGCATCGTTGCTAAACTCGCGGGGGTTACAACCAGCATACCCGCTGTAAACTGTCCTGAAACAGTTCCCGAAGAAGCGGTCAGCGTCGGCGTGTTAAGGGGAGTCGTCACATTCAATATGCCGACATCGTTATAAAGGGTAGAATCCGCGCCTGACACCTGATGCGTGATGACAAAATCGCCTCCATCGCCTATCTGCAATGCGGTTCCTACACCTGCATTGACTGTTACTGAACTTGTAAATGTTTTTGAAGCCGTAATTGTTTGCGTTGAATTGAGTAAATCAACATTGGAAGACAAATTAGAATCTGACAACGTGCCGACAACGCTCGATGAAAGACTTATATTAGAAACTGTGACTGTTGTTCCCAATATTTGCATGGGTCCATCAGGCAATGACGGGTAAATTGCTGTATAGACCGTCGTGCTATCCACGTGAAGATTCATAGAATTTACGTTGTTGTGGTCCCCAATAAAAGCCTGCTGCGAACCCCCTGATCCAGTAATTCCACTGCCAATGAGTATCTGACTGCTTGCAGACGGTCTATTTAAGTACCCTATTGCAATGGATGTATTGATAGTGGGAGTCGTAGAATAGGTATTAAAACCAATGAAACTGTTGTAATTTCCAGTAGTGTTGTAATACCCTGCCGAGGTTCCGATAAATAGATTTCCTGTACCTGATGTCGTGTTGAAACCTGCTGATGATCCTACAGCGTAATTGTCAGTTGCCAAAGCGGAATTCATGCTGTTCAAGCAACTGGTTCCGAGACAGGCATTTCCATTGCCATTGGTTGCATCCTGCATACAGGAAACCCCAAAACAGGAGTTAAAATTTCCCTGCATGGAGGGCATGGCACTTGAACCCATAGTTGTATTGGCTTGACCCGCCGTCAGATTGGCCAGCGCATGATCACCGAAGGCCGTATTGTCTTTTCCTATCGTGTCGCTTCTCAGGGCATAATCTCCAAACGCCGTATCATCTTCATTGGCCGTTTTACTGATACAAGCATCGTACCCCATACATAAAGTATTCTGATAGGGGTGGCTTATAAAGACACCATCACCCGCATCGGTCGCAATCAAAAAATTCCTTTGAACGCCTATATTTGGAGCCGTCATCATTACACCATTAGTCGAATAATGAACCAGAGGCAAACTAACCGTACCATTGACATCTAACGGATAATTAGATGCCAGTTGATTAATCCCCACATACCCATTACTCGAAACAAATAAAGGAATACCTAACAATGCGCCTGTAGAACTGTAATGCTCCATTTGAAAACTGTTGCTACTGACTTGATTGCACGTAAACTGCCATCCCGATGCTGTCGGATCATAAATAGAACCCGTAAACGTGTTACGGTTAAACCCAATTGCAGGAACTCTTGTATTTTCAGAAATCCCGATTGATTGAATGAAATTTGCAGTAACACTTGTGCTCGTGGAACCTCCAGACACCGTTCCGGTAGTGACCAGAATTGCATTATTGCTGGCAGGAAGTCCCTCCATAATGGCCCGCGCTCCCCATACGGGAATCCCTGCTAAAATAAACAGGAGACTAAGAAAATTGCGTAGAAGTAATCGCCCCGTCATTATCGACTCCAATTAAATAGGTGTGCAGACCGTCCGGTGTCGTGACCAAAATTCCCGTTGGAAATGACAATAACCCTGAATTCACGTTATTTAAAACATTCGTCAAATTATCAAACTCCCGGTTGAGGCTGAAGGGCGTCACGGATTCCTTGCTTGTCCAGTGTGTTAATCTCTGGAAGTTAGGCATCAGACCATGATCTCCTCGCTCAGATAGACGGGATGCACCCTGAAACTTTGCGATGCTTGGTCGTTTCGGAATTGCATCTGAATAGAAAATACACTCCCTGCATTTACCAGAAGCGTTTGATCGCGCAAGGTAGTAGAGCCTGCCAACCGGCTAACATCAAGCGTGAATTCACTATCCAAGTCAGCTCCTCCCTGGGCCTGCGTCAGAGAGGTACTATAGGACACATCAGTCAACCCGTTATACCCGTAGCTGAATGTCAACTGACCGAGGGTTTCAGATTCCAGAGGGATGATCGCAGACCGTGGGAACACCTGTTTTTGATCGGGGTTAAGAAGCACCGAGATGGTCCCGTAACCATCAATCGTCCCCCCTGAAACAGACGCATCCGTGGTTCCAATGTCCTGCTCAAAAACTTCCCCCGCGTAGTCACCCGTGACCATCAAAATAGAATGGTCCGGGGTGGTCCTGGTATCAATAACCGGTTCCAGGATATTCGCATTGATATTGATAAATTTCGATACCCAAATGTTCACCTGATAGTCGTAGACCAGTACCGTGTCATGGGTCGTCGCCGATGCTGAGGACATGGAAATCCACACTTGGTTTCTTGTCGGATAAACCCTGACCACGGAAAAAGGAAGTCGTGAAATGTTCATGCTGTCTAAAACTGTTTGGATATTGGATCCTGTGCGCGGGTCTGAGACATCATTCACGGAGGCCCCGTCATAGATATAAACATGGTTATTGGTCCCAAGAAACACAATCCTTCCATCAGGCAGAAGGTCCACGCAATGTCTCCCCGAACATCCATTTCCGACAATCAACTGCGACAGGGGAGCCAGCGTCACCGTCCCTGATACCGAGACCGACTGCGTAAAAAGAACCCCGATGGATTGCTGCTTAAAAATGTAGATATTTTGGTCCTTTTCAAGGAGGGCCGTCACCTTGTCGCCATCGGAAGCGCGGAATTCTATAAAGGAAGCCGCCGGCCACGTATTCGGGTCTGACACGTTGGACCAGTAAACACGCGAAGGTGTCGCCGCAATGCCTGAGATAAACATGAAGTTGTTTGCCACCGCCACAATGTTCCCCACCGGAGGGCTCCCCGCCAGGGCCGACACATTCCCGGTCCCCGTCCATTGAAGCGGCGTATCGGGAGTGGCCCCCCCGCAAATGGCCACGATATTGTTGAGACTGGCGAAGGTGTGCTGGTTATTCTGTCCTGCCGTGATCGTGGCACTGCCTGTGATGTCATTAAAAGTGGTGGAGAGATTGGCAGAGTTGTATATCTTCGTTCCTGCCGTCACCAGAAGGTAGCGAGTCCCCGAATTGATGCGCCAATCAAAAATACCATGGATAGCGGCCCCAGAAGCCAAGGGCGAGGCATTTAAAATGACGCTACCATTACGCTTAACGAGGTCATTGTGGACGATATTCACATTCTGGGAATCGGTTAATGAGTTAGACGGAAGCGTCCAGGAGCTTTCCTTGGTGTTCCACCCGCCAATAAATCCAAAAGGTCCCAAAGGAGGCATTTAGTTTCCTGTCACAATCGGATAATTTGAAGGGAACTGAATCCAGCGACTCCGGGAGATGCTGTCAATCGACCCCAAAATCGGTTGATAATCAGTGGCCTGATGGTACTCTTTCATCATTCCCGCCACACGTGACTCAAACTTCGCATTCCAGGAATTCGCAATGTCGAATTTCCGAAGGAAGGCAAACCCAACCGCCGTAGCGCCGAAAATAATAACTTGGACATACTTATTGGGAATGCTTGGGAGGTCTGTTGAATTCACCATATCCACAGGACGCTTTTTAGTGCGAAACTCAAAAAGGCGGGCATCGGTTGGAAAGGGATACGGCATAAACACCTGATTTCCAGAGGAATCCACGCCAAACATCATGTAGGCATACGGGGCATTGGTGGATTCGACAAGAGGATTAATTAAATCGATGGTTCGGAAGTCACACTGGATGAGTTTTATAGGCGTGTTCCAGTTTCGGACATCAATAATCTCATCGGCTGTGGAAGAAAGACTGTAAAAGAACTTACGAAGCGTGTAAGTCAGTCCAGAGGCATTGGTAGTTGGCGCATAGGCTGTCCCAAGCGTCAGAGCGGTGGCACTTACCTGGGCAGAAACTTTATACCAGTCATTGGCACTTGAAATCTGAATAAAATAGGTTCCATCACCCTGCGTGGAGGTAAAAGTTGTTCCAGAGCCGGTTAGAGATGTACTTCCTGAAGCAACGGAAACCGTTCCGGTCTGATAGTCAGGAACCGTAACAATTGTTTCCCGACCCGACATGAACGACCACGGCCAACGGGCGCAAAGGTCCTGCTGGACATAATTTATCCAGCGGTTTACGTTGGTTTGGTTGGCTGCGTCTGAAGAATCAAGACCGGTGTGAGCGTAAACGTCATTTTGGATGTCTGCAAACGTCAAATTTGCCAAGGGGATGACCCCCCTTTCTACCCCTTACGTCAAAACCTGACGAGCCCAGGTGGTCGCCTTGGACACATTGGCGTCAAAACTGACAAACAACCCATTGGGGAATACCAGGCCCACACCGGGATTTTCTTGTGTCCACGCGCTCGCCGTTCCCGTGATGGCATACACGAAAGTCCCCAAACTGGAAGTCCCATCAAAAAGAGAAAGCGTCCCTGCGCTTCCCCCCGACAAAAAGGCGGCTTTGTAGAGCGCTTGAGGCTTTCCTGAAGTATTGGCGACCCCTGAGGATGCGTACACCTGATAACTGACTTCTGGACCATATTGAAAATACATTAAACTCCCACCTTCTCTTTCTTGGGATGCTTTTTCATCGTGTGCATCCGTATACCCTGCTGGCTGGCATTGTGATAATCACATTTCTCACACTTAAATTCTGACCCCTCCAAACTAGATGGTTCCTGCGGCACGGGAACCTGAACAGGAACCTCCTGCATTCGCACAGGGGCATACTTCGTCAAATCCACAAAAGGGACAGGTGCAGGACGAAGCTCCAGGCTCCCACGGCTATTGCGAATAGGGGTATAGGTATCAAAGGCCGAGCGTTCATCCTTAGCGCAGACCACTGGTACAGGAATCCGTTCATTGCGAGGAATTGTTTCCTCTATATATCGCTCCACGTCATCCCACATCTGCCGTCCTGGTTCAGTGTTGTAGTCAATTTTAAATCCAAGCACTTGTCGCCTCTCAACCACCTCTTTGGCTCCCGCCTGAATGGGAGGATAACGAAAAGTCAGGTACATCGGCTCGCAGAGATGACGTATCTCATGCGGGATATTGGCGTCCACATCGGGTTCCCAGGGTTTCTTAAGTTCTTTTCCCTCTGGGACATCACGAAAAAACCACTCGTCAGGAAGGCCTTTGATGGAAATCAGCTTATCGATCCTTTTCGGATTATTATTAAAATGATCAACAATTCTCAGCAAAGGCATGGTTTTTCTTCCCCCTTAATTGGATTGTAATTTAGAGACGTTTTAAGTATCTCAAGCACACGGTGACGATAGGTATGCTTGGAAATGATTTCCTTGTAACCCGCTTCAGCGATGGCATTGCGTCTTTCGGTGTTTGACAGAAGGTCTTTGGCCAACCTCACCGCTTCCTCGATGGACTCGTAGGTAACAAGATGTACTCGATCCTTAAATAATTCAAGAAGTGGCTCGTTTTCTTGGGTTATCAAAACCCGTTTGCAAGCCATCGCCTCGAAAGTCCTCATGTTAAGGTCTTTATTTATGGAATCGTTGATTACGACCCGCGACATAGAGAACTTTTTGGCTGCATCATCAAGTACGCAGTGTCCTTGAATTTGCGGAATCCGGTAACCAAAATAGCCTTTGTCCTCACCCAACCCAAAGTTTTTAATGAAAGCATCCACTAGATCGATGCGATGGTCTGAATTCAAGTGACCTATAAAGCACCAATCCCATTTTTCCATAATGGGATAAGGACGATAACAATCAGGTTCTGCGGCACAGGGAAGGTAGTGGATTTTCTCAGGATCAACACCGTCGCGTATAAAATCAGGAATCTGGGCTTTATGGCACATAAAAACATAATCAAACTGTTTTGCTCGATTCAGCCTGTATTGATAACCTTTTTTATCTATATGGGTATCCGCTACCCAATAGCAATTAGGATGCGGAATTTCCCAGTCAAGAGGAATTCCAAGGTTGTCCTCCCCGTAATCAACTAAAATTCCCAAATCAAAAGTCCCATGTTGGGAAGTCGGATTGATAGGTGAAAGATGAACCACGTTTCCCGAATCAGTCATTCCCTCTTTATTCAGCTTTTCTATGGTATCCCCATTCAGAATTTTTCGGAGGTTGTAGTTTATATAGAGAGGCATACCATCCGAACGAAATCCAGTTTGCGGAAGGACATCATAATATACTGCTATCCTTGGTTTACTAAAATCCATTTACGGGATAATAACCTTTCTGTAAGTTCCTTGCTGGTTCATGCAGGCCATCCATGCTCTCAAGCCATGTTTATTAATGAGCGCGAAATTGGTGCGTTCCATCATCTGAATGGAGTTCCATCCTCCATCTACATTAGCTCCTCCATGGACTCTCTCCCCTGTTTTAAACCCATGATGATAAACAAAAACTGTCTTGTCGCATATCATCCGGTATCCTTTATTAAGGAAGCGCATGCTCTGGTCCAGATCATCTCCCCCAGGGAGCTCATCATCAATCCCACCGATATCCTCCAAAGCGGAACGTCTGACCATGCAGCAGAAATTAATGAGGAAGTTAACGGGAACAACAGGGGGAGTCCCATTCAAAAAAATGTTCTGTATTCCCATCACGCAGTTAGAGGAAGGGCCCACCGCCGCTACCGCGGGATCATCAAAATGCTTGACCATCTTGTCCATCCACCCATAAGAAGAAGTCGGAAAATAAGTGTCATCGTTTAAAAATAGCATCAGCTCCTCAGAAGACACCTCCATCCCACGTTTAAGACCGCCTTCCCATCCCACGTTGTCCTTTTGCTGGAGAACCGTAATTCGTTGGTTCCCGCGAAAATAGTCCATGAACCTCTCCGACCCATTGTTAACAAGGTAAATGGGAGCCAGGCACGTTTTTATCAGAGAATCGATGCAGGGAACCAGATACTCCATGTTATCGTAGCTGACAACAATGATCCCAACTCTTTTCATGCCAGCTCCATGGTCGGGTAACGGGTATACTGCCCATAGACTTTCGTGCGCTGCTCAGGAGTCAGCCTCATCCACTGGTCAGAATAGTCCTCCGTGATAACAGTAGGAGCCCCCAAATGTCCCAGTTTCAGGCGCGTATCCATCCAGACCTCAAATCCCAGCTTTTTCGCCTTGTAGCAGAAGGTGATATCCTCACCGCAACCTTGGAGCCCCATGAACCTTGGTTCCTTCATAGCTTCAATGACCTTCCGCTTAATTAACACTGCTCCGAATCCTACGGCATCACACTGCACTAAAGTATCGCGTGGGTAATTGAGGGAGAACTTGTTGATGTAGAATTCTTTCTTTGTCACGGGGTCAAATCCCTCAATCACGTCATAAATGACCGGCTTGTGATCGGGGTTCCTAGTAAACGCCAAGGCCCCGCAGATGTCCTTGTCATTTGCCGCAAGACTGTAGAAAAGGTCTGGCGGGGAGAGCATGTCATCATCCACCATGAAAAGATAGTCCGCATCCATTTCAAGGACAGATTTTGCAAATTGCTCACGCGCATACTGGATAAGAATGTCACCCGTCACATTCAAGCTGAAGCAGTAGCGGGGACTAGCCTTCTCGAAGTAATCACGTTCCTCGCGGCCACCCAAGTACTTCCACATGAGCATCCGGTCGTGGTAGGACGAAGGAGCGGTACTCCCCAAAAGAGGAATTCCTACTACGACCTTGTAGACCTTTTCTACGACAGAAGGCTTCGGAGGTAATTCAAGAAGTTCTCCGAGACCAGTTCCTGATTGTGACGGCACGCTCTCTCCAGCCTTTCCACGTGCCACACCTTATGGCACGTTTTACACCCGATCAACCGGCTGGGAAGGTTCGGCGTCTTTCCAGACCCCAAAGCCTTGTCCAGCCATCGATCCAGCACCCCTTGTTCGGCCATTTATTTAAGAGCGCGAATAAACCCAGAACTGTACAGCGGGGCCGCCTGTGAGAGCGTATTCGAAGGCGGATTGGACGCAATGACGAAATTGAATCCAGAATTCGCGAATGTCGGGGCCGCGCTCGCAAAGGCACCAGCCGCTGGAGACATAACCAACGGATTCCCAGTCCCAAGGGTGATCGAAGTCACCACATTGGAGATAAGAACTGAGAGGCAATTCCCATAGGTTTGGACGAGTCCAAACGCATTGACAGCAATGTCCTTTACGGCCACTCCCACAAATGCCCAAGGAGCTGCGCTGGTTGAAATGCCGTTGTATGCTTGGATTCCATCAAAAGAAGCGGTCGTCCCCACTACATACATAACGCCATTTCCTGTAGTGATACTGGAGGCGTCCACATTCTTTACACTGACAAATACCCTCTCGTCACCCGCTGAGGCTTGCTTAAATAACATGTTCCCTGCTTTCCACCCCTTGTCAGTCCGGCGCGGCGGTAAACCACGTCTTAGCTACTAAGGCGAGCCGTCAGGATCATCCGATCCCACGTCGCCGGATTGTTCGCCACCCCTAAATTTACCCTCCGAGTTTATCGATTTCGAAAAACCCGTTGGTGACATCATCCTGGTTGTTGATAGTCAGGGTCGTTATTCCAGAAGTCGTAGAGGTCGTCACGCGTGGAATGATCTGCCAGGTATTGTCATTATCGAACTTGTAGAAATTCGCTTTCGTGACAGTTCCTGCAATCGCCATGCTCCCCGCCTGATCCCCCGAGGCTCCTGACCAACTACCCGTTAGTTTCGTCAACCCAGGACCCAGATACTGCGTGTTCCGTATCGTCGCACTAAAGGCCATTTTATTTGCTCCCTATCACATACAGTGTCACCGCGTGACCATCTTCTCCAGGGTTAAACGTAATGAGCCCCGTAGAGGCGGTCGTCACCACTACATTGCAACCGGCAGACGCTTGCGTAGTCTGGATCGCACTTTGCGCAATCAGACCCACAATTCCTTTAATTCCGCTGGTCCATGTGTCGGTAGTTGAAACGGTCGTAAAGGAAGCAATCAGAAGCCGATACGGTCCGGCCCCCGCCTCAACAACTGTGGCTGGCGTTATAGCTGCCATAAGGCCTCCTTTATGCGGTCACCCCTGTGAGGCTTCCGAGCTTTCTCCTGTTCTTAGTAGTGAGTTCGCCAGCCCAGAAAAGCTGAGCGACCATCAAGTCCTGGTCAGAGGGTTTCACCCACTCCGACAGGGAAAAGATGCGCTTTTCATGCTGAACAAGCTCAAGGGCCTTGGAATTCAACAGGAAGATCGTTCCACTTGTCGCATTCGGGTCCCAAGTCCACACGGCATCCTTGTATTTCAGATTGCTGAAACCAAGGTCACCCATGTAAACATCCGTATAACGTACAGTAGGAACCAGTGTCGCCTCATAGGCTTCATAGGATGTCTGGTCTGAGATGATCAGATCAGGTCCCCCTGCGGGCATGCGGACGGATACGTTGTCCCAAGTGGTGCGAAGGTCAGACAGGCCACGGGCCGCAAAGGACCCAGAAGCTGTGACCTGTGCCTGCCACCAGGTATTGGTCGTTCCGTTGATGTCACCAATGGTTCCGGTGTTGGTCACGATCTGCGGAAGGGGCGTGATGTTGTTCCCCAGCTGGGTTGCCGCGTAGAGTTTCTGGTCGATGACTTCCTTTAAGGAAGCCAGGGCATTGTCAGTGTAACCCTTCGCATATGAGATTGCCTGGGACTTACCCATATTCTGCAACTCAATTCGACCGGTGATGCTAATTGAAACCGCTGCCTGTCTCCACTGCCATTGTGCGGCGGTGAAGTTGTCCTGGATCGTGGTGTCTAAGACATCGTCAGAGGCATAAAATGCCGCTGTTGAGTTGGAGCTGTATACGACTGGACGGACGATGGTTGCTCCGCCATCTTCTGTGATTTTCTTTTTAACTGAAAGCCACGCGAAGAGTGGAATCGCGCGATGGACATTGTCGGACAGTTCCCTACCATAGTTAGATAGCGTTGTAGCTATCAGGCTTCCAACATTTGCGGGACCGTAAGTGAAGATTTGGTCTGCCATGAGTTTTTATCTGTACTTTCTACCCCTTAATATGGTATGTTCTAGACGGTCATGCCGCACGAATTCACCATACTTTACTAACAAAGGAGCCAAACAATGATAATACAATCCATGAATGACATCCTTCAGCACTACACTGAAAAACTTAAGAATAGATTCTTTTCTTACGTTAAAAAATCCGAAAATTGTTGGGAATGGACTGGCTCTCTCGGAACTTCTGGATATGGAACAATTAATGTAGCTGGAGTCAACCGTGCGGCTCACAGAATATCGTTCATTATTGAGAACGAAGAAATACCACAAGGACTTCATATCCTTCATTCTTGCGATAATCGAAAATGTGTCCGACCAGATCATCTTAGAACAGGAACTAATGAAGAAAATCATATCGAAAAAGTAGGAAAAATGAGACATTCTTACGGGGAGAGACATCCCAAAGCAAGACTCAAAGAATGGCAAGTTATAGAAATTGTCAAATCCTATAGTCCTCATAAAGTTACCCAATCACAACTTGCAGAAAAATACGGAACAACAAGATTCAACATAAATTGCATCCTAAGAGGAAAATCTTGGAAACATTTAAATCCAAATCCAATCACAATAGACCCAAGATTTAAGCTCTCTGAAAAACAAATAGAAGAAATTAAATCCCTCAGAGGAAAAATGACTCATCGAGATATTGCAAAACAATTCCATATTTCAAAAACTCATGTTACTAGACTTCTGAATTCTTAAGCCCGCTGCGTCCACCGGTCACCTGTTCGCTCTGCCGCCTTGCGGATAACAAAGCGAGGAGGTTTTTGGCCCGAAGCCAGATACTCCATGTTCTTCGCCATCAACTCATCGGCATCCGCCACCTCGACAACCGACTGTCCGCCTTGACTGGTGGACGGCCCCGAAGTCACGGACGCTTTCTTGTCCTGCACAAGCCCCATGGCCTGTTGTTGGGCTCCCACCTTCAAGGAATTGGCCCAGCGGCGGGCCATCTGATACCCCTCTTCAAAAGGCTTCCCGTTCTCATTCGCCCAATTCAGGCACATTTCTAGAAGCGAAAGGGACGTATCACTCGGATCAGAGACATTCCTGCCAATGGCATCCAGTTCTTTGGCATCAGGATGAGACTCAAACAAGTCCTTCATTTGCAGGGTATCTTTTAGTTCCTGCTGGCCCTGCCGGAGCTGCTGGATGACCGGCGTGGCCATGGTCGCAAACATCCGCGCTTGGATTTCTTTGAATTTACCGTAGTCTCCCGCGTAGGCGTTTGCCCAAGCCTCCTGCCACTCCTGCTCGGTGGCAAAGTCCTGGGGACGCGCTTGGGACGATGCTTGGGCCCCCGCGGGGTTAACCTGTGCCGCTGACTGCTGGACAGAATTCCACCACTGCTGGAAGCGCGGGTCCTTAACCAGGGAATCGAGAGCCTGCGCCTTCTCCAGATGAGGTTTATATTTTTCCTCATAGGTTTTCCCCGATTTCTCAAGCTCCGTCCGAGCTTTCGCCTTCCACTCCTCAAAAACCGGATCAAGCGCGGCCCGCTGTTCAGGAGAAAGCGAAGCCAGTCGCGCCTCATCTAGGCTAAACGGATCAGAAGAAACCGGCGCGGCAGGAGTCGCAGCAGGTTCAGTCGTTGCTATCGGTTCAGTAGTTTGCGTGTCCATGTGTCCCCCTTACTAAGTTCAACTTGGGCTTGGCATCGTTTGACCTTGCCGGACCGGAGCATTGTCCATTTTGTTCATCATTTCCTGGGCCATCTGATCCTGATCCGGCATGGTAGACCCTTCAGGATTGCGAACAGAAGTCACCGAAAAGGAGTTGTCCGGCCCCAGACGGCCAGTCACCAAGCATTCCTGTTCTCCGCCTTCTGAGGAAGCATACGCCTGCAATTCTTTTAGCTCAGAATCTGTCAGCTTGATCGTCCGCATCCCCCCCGACATTTCCTCAGAATCGCCATTTTCATCCGGCTTCTTCCCATAGCCTCCCTCGCGGAAGGACTTTAACATCTCAGAAACAGGCATGGCTAGGAGTTCTTGTTGTACTTGCCTGTGGTGCTTTTGGTGATGGGGTCATTCAACACATTCATGTCCCATTCATCCATGGCTTTCACAGAATCCCCGATCCCTTGGGTCCCTGAGCTTTTATTGTGCGGCTTTGTGGAATTAATCATCTCGTCTGCCATTGTAGCCTCCTTTATACTGGTTTCTAAAATTCTCGTGTGCAATTCGGCTGTACTTAGGATCGTAGGATGTGGCCCCTGCTTGCCGGTCGCCAGCTTCCCGCAATCCCGATTCTTTTAAAATCCTTGCCTTGGTCGCCTTGTCTGGTATCCAGACTCCTCCGGTGGTCTCCGGCTTGTCGGGGTGCGAAAGGTTCTCATCAAAGTACCCGCCTACCGGACACCAAACGTCATAAACCCGCGTGCGAATGCCTCCGCAATACTCACAAGATTCCTGCTTTTCCCCATTGTCGTAGACAATCCGAAGATTGACTACCGACTCCCGATCACATCCTGCGCAATCCATTCAGACAAGCGCCTCATTGGGATTTCTTTCACCGCCGCCTACCTCTTTGGAACCAAAAATATCATCCGACATCCCCGTGGCCCGCAAACGGAACTTATGCAAGGCCGTTTTCATGCGATGGCGTGTTTCTTTGTTCACCTCACCGCCATCAGAGACCCCATCCGCCGCATGGTACATATGGCATCCAGCATCAGGGATTTTCCGACCGATCACTTGCAAGACATCATGCACTTTAGAACGCATTTCCGTTGCCTCCTTGGGCAGGTTGCGCGGAGCGAACCCCCTGTAAAATCGTATTGATTATGTTTTTTCTGTTATCCAGAGACGCTTTTTCCTTGTCCAATTGAAGTTTCTGAACCATCCCCGCCAGCTTGATCTGCTGCTCAGCCGCTTTGCCTTGAAGCTTCTGTTGTGTCTCCATTTGCTTGGCTTGCACCTTCGCCTGAATTTCCATGAGTTTCGGCGGGGGTTGCGGAGGCTGCTGATCCACCAAGTCCATGATGGCCTCTACCGACTGAATACCCACCAACCGGAAAACTTCGCGAGCGTAGGCTTTTGCTGCCGGACTTCCTGGAGTCACCCCTGCCGCTGGAAGCAGAGGAATCATCTTCTCGAGAATCTGCAACTGAGATTCCCGATCCATGGGGACCGTTGACCCAGCAACAACATCCACGTCCATCTCGCCTAAAATGTCCTGGCGATTCCAGGAGAAAGAAAAATCAGAAGTGAAGGACTGGCCTTGCATGGGGTTAGGCTGTGGAGACTGACCCTGGGTTCCTGGAATCTGGGACTGAGCCGAGGGACGGCCTGGAAGAATTCCCAGTATTTTGTGTTGGACGGAGCGCGGCCCGACAATTCTGGAAACCTTCGGGAGGTCATACTTTTTCTGCATAATGCCGAGGAGCTTACGAGCTATCTCAGCAATAAAGTCTTCGAGAACGTCCACTTTTTCGTCCGCTCTGGCATGGCCTCCCATCATCTGAAGACGAAGCTCTCCAAGGGTGCGGGTAGGGACTTTCGCTTGCCCCCCCTGATCGGCTGGAGTCTGACCGGACACCACTTGGTAGAGCTTATAGGCTTCGTTGTAAATCTGGTAGGAATCGTTCTGAACAGGCGGGTATTGCGGGATGTCGTACTTGTTCTGAATAGGACCATTGGCCTTGATAATCGCCCCGTCATTTCCGTCCTTAAATTTATCCAATTCCGCATCATTAAAAAGATCAGGCTCAATAAAAATCTGACGATTCCAACGCTTCAGGTGATTGATCCAGATAGCCACAATTTTGGTCATTTCAATGGCCAGCCCTTCCTGGGCCGCCACGTCCGACATCGGGAACACCTCGCCAGGAACCGGATTAAAAGCAAGTTGCGAGAAAGGGAAACCTCCAGAGAGATGCTCGGGATATTCCAGCTCGCTTAAATAGTAAGGACATCCCTGGGAGACGGTAGAGACCTTCATGTGATCCAAGTCATAGATTTCCCAAAGGGTCGCGGAGCGAATGTCTTGGTCGAGTTTTTTGGTGTTGACACCAGAGGTGTCATACCCCGCCTTTTCATCATCGGTTTTCGAGGTCGATTTCAGCATGTCGGTATGGCGGTAAATGCCGGACTCCCGAATCGCCCGTAAGGGCTTTGTGATCTTATGCGCCATCCAGCGTGCATTGTGGGTGGCGGGGAAGGTGGCGGAGGGATCAAAAACGATATCCTTATAAGGAACGTGGTAGGCGAAAACATTTTCGGACTTGATGAACTCGGAGGTTTCAACCTCCTGGACTTTTTTGGGACGTCCAGGCCCGCGCTTCTCTTCACGGGGCTGGCTCTCCGCTGTGCCAAACTCCGCTGCGTAGCCTACCTTTATATAGGAATGTCCTACCAGGATGGCTTCTAGAAGCGCTTTTTTGATCTCCGGCTTGAGCGCAATATCGCCCCAGGTATAATTAATGATCTGCTCAGCGATCTGCGAAGCCCCGATGTCCTCCACCCGCTTGGGGTTTACGGTGATCCATGGATCACGGAAGTAAAGCCTAGCAATTTCCGTTTTCGTGTAGGCATAAATAAGATTGATCGGGATGATCGGGATGGAAACCTTCTGCTGGAGAAACCCCCACTCATTTTTGTACTCCTCGATGTAGCGTTTCCATCCAGACTTCTCCGCATAATCGTCTCGGTCTTTCTCAGCCTTGGTGAGCGTGCGGAGCCAAGCTTCGACTTCGGACTTTTCAGACTCCAGATTCGGGCTTTCCCCAATCCCTACTTTTTCTTCCTTCACTTGTACCCTCGGCGCCTTACCTGTGCCAAACTTATGGCGATGGCCTGGCGGCGGGACTTCACCTTCGGCCCCCCTTTTCCTGAGTGAAGCTCGCCCCGCTTAAATCGTCCCATCTCTTCCTCTATGATCCCCTTTTTTGAACGCGAGCGAATCGGCACTAACTGCCCCCCGAGTGCTTCAGAAGCCCCCACTTGTCCTTCAAAACATTAGCCCAGTCGTAATTTCGCGCGTGAGTGTTGGCCAGAGCCAGCCACTTCTGGTACTGCTGTTCCGCCGGAGTCAAGGTCTGCATCATTTGCTGAATCTCTGACGGAGCCTTTGGAAGAATAGCTCCAGCTTCTCCCAGTCCACGTAATCCCTGAAAAGCGGGAACACCTACGCTCCCCACCATCCCTGGCGCGGTCGCTCCCGATAGAGCGGCTATTAAATTGTTTACAAGCCTCTGTTCGAAAGGGGCCTCCAGCCCAGGCTCCGACATCCACGGGTACTGGCCTGTGCGAACTGAGTTAAGAGCCTGTGAGACGGGCATAAAAAAAATACTGGCGAGTTAGAGGGTTGGCTCCAACCAGCCAGTATCTTGTCTACGACCTATATATACCTTTAAATTGTTTTAGTCAATACCAGCAACCTACAGATTTTGCCATAAAACACATTGGGAACATTCACGCCGCTATAGTCTGCCTCGATGATTTAAAAATAGTTTCCGGCAATCCCTGTCCCATGCTGTGCTCAAACCTCACGGCGGGGGAAGATACGTTGTAAGGGATGTGCAGTTCGCTACGCACGTCCCGTTCGAGTCGGTCGCGCTCCCGCACCAACATTTCGGGGGAAAGCGAATCCGTCCAGACGTAGGATCGGTATTCTCCCTCGATTCCCTTGTAAAAATCCGCCGTGTGGAAATAGTCAACTTCTTTCGCATAAAGTTTATCGCCAGTCCCTCTGTAAGTATATACCCAATTTCCATTCTCCTCAACCGCTTCATCAAAATAAGGACTTCCTGGATACGGCGTAATGATCGTCACATCAAAATCATTCGGCTTCGTCGTCAGAAGCCAGTCTCTCGTCTCCGCTATCGTTTTCTGGCTCTCCCCAGGGTGCCCCAAGGACATCAGCGCCTTCACCTTCAATCCACAGTCTCGGGCAATTTGCGCACATCGCGTGTTTTCCTCCCGCGTGGCTCGCTTCTGAATGTTTTCCAGAATTCGAGGAGAGCCAGACTCAAACCCAGTGAGTATCCACCGAAAGCCTGCTCGGTACATCGCCTGAGCTTGCGCTTCCGTGAATAGCTGAGCTTTAATAAATCCTCTAAGCTTGAAAGATTCACCGAGTTCCTCCTGAAGTTTCGCGATGGCTTGCATGAGCTCGAGTATCTGCGGGTTGACATTCAGTTCGTCATCGTAGAGCATGAATCCCTTGATCCCATACTCCGTGTAGAGATGACGGATTTCACCGACCACATTGGCGGTCGTGCGCATTCGCACGCGCCGAAGCATCGGAGAATTCCGTCCGCCACAGAACCCGCATCCGAAGGGACAACCCAACTGGCAAATGAGACTGGTCGCCGGAACTCCGTCTATGGTGTAGTGGTAACTCGATAAATCGACAAGGTGACGGGCAGGGAATGGCAACTCATTTAGTTTTTTGTTGGTTAAAAAAAGGGAGGACTTCGGATCATCCGCGTCAAGGATCTGGGAACGCGGCCACGGACTTACCGCCTCTAGAATCGCTTCCTCGCCGTCGCCAGAAATAATCACGCAGAAGATTTCCTGCAACGCCTTCATCGCCTTGGTGGCGCGGCCCGTCACTTTCTGACGCAGTTCGCGCTTGGCAGCGGCGTAAACGAGTGTGGGATGAGGTCCCCCGATAATCAGGCGGCACATCGGTTTTTTCTCTCTGATTTTTTTCGCAATCTGGTAGGCATTCGGCATCTGCGGGGTGGTAGCGGTGAGGCCAAAGTACTCGGTGGGGTGACTGGAGCAATAATCCGCGATCGCCTCCAGATAATTCTCTATTCCAGACAGATCGAGCACGTCCACAGGATGCCCCGTGGCCTCCAGAACGGCCGCTACGCGCAATATTCCTAGGGACATGAACACCCGCTCGTCAAGTAAGAATGGCGAGGGCGGAATGATCAAACAGACGGGTGTCACCCGCGCTTGGCGGCGATGTCGGAGAAGAACCGGTCGTAGACGGACATCTTCGCCTCCGGCATTTTGTTCTTCACCCACCAGCCCAGGGTCCCCTCGGCGTAGGCGGGGGTTGGTTTTACCGTCTCCATGCTCGGAACAAGATAATCTAGTTGGTAGGACAGCGCGTCAATTAAGTCGTCGTGTTTTCCTCTAGGGAACGACAGTAACTCGTCACGAAGCTCCGACATATCTGATCGCAATTCCACGAGGCCCTGTTCAAAATACGGCTGCAGTCGGCGTATTCGAGCTTCCTTCGAGAGGACCGCTTCACCACGCCCCGAATGTCTTTTGCCAAGTTCGTCAATACTAAAAAATATCCCGCGCTCTCGCTGTTGACGCTGGAGGTCGTATTTGAGCGTTTTCTGGAACGCGAAGGTTTCAATGCCGACACGGTGGAGCCTCCATTTCTTTACCAGGTTAAACACTTCATCCACGAGGTCACTCGGAACCAAGCGTTTATGAAGAACGTCAACAACTCGTATTTTACGATCAGAAAACATTCCCGCAACCACCATCGCCGTGTAGTCGGCATCTCGCGATAATGCAATGGCTGGATCAATCGTGAGATAGAGAGATGACGGATGCGGAGTCACAGCAGAATAAGTTTTGATCCAATCCGATTTAAAGTCGGCGTTGTCCGGGTCGACGGGATCGTTCAAGTACTGCGTCGAGAAGTGATAGTAGCTTTTCTTTTTGATGTCGTCCAATTGGGCGGGGGTGAATTTTTCTGGGAACAGCACGCTGCCGTCGGGATTGTAACAACTGCGAATGAACGTCGACCAATTGGCGTGCGTTTTGTTTTCCTCGAGGATGCGGGCGTAGAGGTCGTCCTGGTGGTAGCGCGTTCCGATGACGACCAGGCGGCCATCGGGTTCCAGGAGGTCAAACATGCTCAGATAAAATTCATAAACTTTTTCCCGCTGTTCTTTCGTGCGAACGTTGTCGGGTTCAACCAGATCGTCGGCGATGATCAAGTCATAGTGTTGGCTCGTCAGCGTTTTCTGCAGACCCGTCGCCATGAAGGTCGGGGAGTCCAGGATCTTTTTCCGCTGCCTTATCGTCAGCTCGTTCTGGTTCCAGAGATCCGATTCGAACGTCCCGAAGTAACGCTCGAGCATCGTGCCTCTGCCGAGCCACTTGGCAATGCTGCGCATGAACTTGACGGCGTTTTCCTCGGTGGCGTTGGCGATCAAAATTCTTATGTCGTGATTCTTGAGGGCTTGCTGGATGGCCCAGGCTTTGGTGACGATCCAACTTTTTAGGTGGCCACGGGGCAGTTCAATGTGAATGCGGTTGCCGGCGCCTTTAAGAAAAACGGCCAACTCGTCGTGGACACGGCTCCAGTGCGGAGTGCCGAAGGCGCCGATGGCGAGCTTTTTAAGGGAGCCCTTGAGCGTGTCCTGGATGAGTCGGATTTCTTCGGCGAGGGTCGGGGTCACTTTTTGTTTTTCTCGTCAGGTGTGGGGGCTTGACCAGCATGATGACATGGGGGGTGGGGTAATTTTTTTGTGGGAATGTCGACTGCTAATTTAAAATTCATTGACGATAACTACTTCCGATAACCAAAAATTATATTACCTCTCTCCGACGGAGAACCTACTACACAAAAAAGTGAACTGCGATTCATATTGATTTATGAACCACAGAGTTAGGAGTGCTAATTACCGTAGGTGACACCACTTCTGCGTCGACAATTCCTGATAATCGGGACTGATCGCCGTGCACAATATTAATATCCACCGTCACAGAATGCCGATAGTCTGGATTGTATTCTTCCGGAAACCATTTGCGCAGCCATCCGAAGCAATACATAGGGTTTTTCGACGACATCTTGTACATCATGGACTCTAATTTCCACTTGCCGTTTAGAATTAAATCGCGAAATTCTTCCGCAAAAGCTTTGTCCTGTTGGAGATGCCGTTCCAACGTTCGCGGGTGTATTCCAAGCTGGCCGCAAATCTTCGAAAAATCCGGCCATTCCCCCGTTTCCTCGTGAATTTGTTTTGACACTTCTATCAGTTTTAATTTCTTTTCCGGCGTGAAGTAAGAAGGCGCGGTAATATTTCCAGAGGCAGATAGGAATCCCGTCCGTTCATCCACTTGAAGGGCGTTCACCTCTTGAGTTTAAATCCTGTCCCTGCTTTTGTCAAGTGTCCCCCTGCCGGTAGTAGCCCGCTTTGCGTTCCAACGCCTTCTGATAATCCAGCGTCTCATACGTAAAACTTCCATCCGGATTAATCCGTACACACACTTTCGAATGTCCTGGCGGGAATGGCAACGTTTTATTCAAGTTTTTACGTTTCTTCGGATCCGTTAACGCCGCCAAAGCTTCCCACGGCGGGATCGGTTCCGAATCCACAAAATCCGCCGGATGCACCAGTCTCCGCGACTTCTCGTCTAATTCCATGTTATTTTCTCCATTTTGAAATCCCGTATGGGTCCATTGTCTTTTTCCAACACACCTCACACGCGCAGTTTTCTGGGTGTTGGGGAGCCGCCGCGCCCGCAAGAGGCGCGGGCGGCGACCCCTCCAAAGTTGCCGTTTCCATTTCCTTATGCAGTAACGTCTTCTTATCTCCGTTATCTAACGTCCTGCGGGTTACGGTATCCGTAGACACTTCCGTTACGGTATCCGTAACACCATCCGTAACAATGCGCTCGCACTTAACTCTAATTTGTAGCCATTTATCAGGTCGATCTTTATATTTTATCTGCAAAAATCTACCGAAATATTGCCACCAATCATGAATCCTGAGATAAGGTGACGTGTCAACGAGTTGGCAAGCTATGAGCACCCTATGGCGACGCGGGAGCAAGAGTATGGCATTGATTGCGCTCATTCCAAATGGTCTTAAATCTCCATCCGGAGCGTGTTTAGCGCACCAACACCACAAGCGTGTTAACTTACCAACAGCCTCATCTTCTGACCAGTTAGTCAGCCTTATTAATTTCAGAAATTTAGGATGCTCACGAATATCTACGTCTAATTGTATCCACATAATAATTCAGCCCCCAGAGGTCCTATAATTCGTGAGAATCGCTGGACATAGGGGCAAAAAAAATAGACTGTTCCCGACGGGAATCAGTCCAAAAAATCATTTACGATTCTCACGATAAACAAAGTAAACAAAACGCGGTTGTAATAGTCAAGTTAACCCTCCCGTAACACTTGTAAACTTCCTATAATACCCCTTGACAACCTAATCATCATGATGTACACTAGAGTATGGAAAGAGAGGACAACAAAATGAAACTTTTCAAAGTCGGATACCGAGGAATCAGCCAGAGAACATTAATTCAAGCCAACTCACGCAAGGAAGCTAAGGAATTATTCGCTACCTTAGAAAACACAAAAGTATCGGCCTACATGATTGCGGAGAATGGATAATGGATACCACTCCCTTGGCCGCCTCATTCGCTTGTAAAAATTGCGGAATACAATCATTCCCTTATCTGGGGAATAATACTCAATGCACATCCTGTCATTTAAAAGAGGCTCTAAGCATTATAAAACTCTATGCTATTGCCTCACTGGAAAATGATATTCAACATCCATATTATTGCAATGGCTGTCAATCTTTTCTAACCGCAAAAAGCAAAGGCCACAAAGCAGGATGTTCGGTTTACGAGACCATTCAAGGAGACTGCAATGATTAACCCACAACCGGAGACTCGTTATGTTTGTCCTTGTTGTGGAATGATTGAATACGTACATTTAAAATCTTGTTTGCTCGGTGAAATGCTCGTGAAATTGATAGCGGTACGCGATGCCCTGCAAAAAACCAGCCAGTTAAAAGTGCCGAAAATTATAGATTCTCTGAATGAAACTATTGCAAAAGCGCAACACCCAAAGGAGGTCGCCTAGTGGACAAACGAATACGGGATGATAAAAGCCTTATCGACATGGCCAAAGAACTTGGCCACATGGCTCATACTGAAACACCTTGGAGCGTGGATGCGCTCGGTTATTTACGTGGACCAAATAATGAGAATATCCTTGAGGAAAAATTAAACGCCGCCTTCATTGTCCGTGCTGTCAACAATCATGCCGGTCTTCTGGAAATACTGAAAGCCATTACGACTGGCGGATGGATCGATAGCAAAGAATTAGAACAGTTAGCACGCGAAGCCATTGCCAAAGTGGAAGCTAAATAATGATTGACATGAACATGAATAGGAGTTATAACCTAGCCATGACCCACAAAACCGTGCAATGTAAAAAATGCCAGTACACGTGGATTTCACGCGTTGCCACCCCGAAACGATGCCCTTACTGCATGGCCTGGCAAATGCGCCTAAAATCGAATTTAAAGCCCGTTGCAAGCGAAACGGCGGAACCTTCACCACCTGAAAGGAGCCAACCCCAATGAAACCCCTGCATATTGACAGCGCGGAGTGCCTCTGCCCAGTCTGCCAAAAAACACGACAGGCTCGAAAAGACGGCTCTATTTGGGGCATGGTGGACAAAAACGCAGTCACCTTCGCCGCTTGCGCTACCCAAATTTTTCCAGCCGCCTTGGCGGAACTCCACCTGATCAAAAATAAGCCCCACCTGAGCCGCTTATGGAAGTAATCTGGGTGGAACTAAAAAATGCGGCAGGAATCTGGCAGGTGCTATCACGCCTCCGAAAAGAACCTTTGCTACGATGCTTGTGCGGATGAACCCCATGTGTCCCATATGCCTTCTCCGACATTCCCCTCACTGCAAGCCTTTTGCATGGGGTTGGATTGCTGCCTTCGCTATTTCCGCGGCATTCTGGATTGGTATCTGGAGACTTTTTAAGTGAGAATCACGGCCACTGAAAACTATTTTGACAACCCCTGCGATTTGCAGGACTGCCAACGCCATTACTGCCATGAATGCCGTTTACTTTGGCTTGATTGCGACACCGCACGATCCGACCATGACGGCTCGGGCCGCAAACTATGGCATTTGGGCGACTGTCCCTCCTGTGAGTCTGAAAGCAGGATAAAAACCCATGAACGTCAGTTATCTAAACCTTAAACTTTACGCCTGGAACCGCTGGAAAGAAAGCCTCGAATTGGCACATGACTACGAAGGGGAAGAGCAAGTTTATTGGCGCAATCTTTGCGCCATGGCCCTTCGTGACTACGAAATATATTCCGCGCTCTACGCCAACGAAATTAAAACGAGGACCCTATGATCCCGAAAAACCTTCCTTCTGAGTCCGACAAGGATTTAAACCGGATGATCAATGCAGACATCGATTTTGAAGAGCATGAGAAAGGGTTGCGCACTTGTCCCGTTTGCGACCAAGCGACCACTCAGTCCTTTAAGCACGGACTTTGCAGAGACTGTCACGACTTCGAAGCCAGCGATTGCGAAGAGTGCCACCCTTTGAGGAGAAAACCATGACAAGAGAAAAAGCCTACGAACTTCTTGAAGCGATCAAAGAACTTAAAGTCTGCAAAAAACGACTCAAAAATTATTCAATAGCCCTTGATGACGTTATCATTGATAGCGATGTAGAAATTTATCTGCGAGGCGTTGTAGAAGCGGGGGTAAACGAAGATGCTTAAAGGGATCAAGCCGGAGATTATCAAAGCTAGCAAGCCAAAGTTCATGCTATCAGGGAAAGCGGGGACGGGCAAGACCATGTTCTCTTTAAACTTTCCGAATGTTTACTTGATCGATACTGAAATGGGGGCCACTCGTGAGCAATACGTCAAGAAACTCCAGCAGGAAGGCGGGGCGTACCTCGGGCCGCAACAAGGTTCACAGGACTTCCGAGAAGTTATTAACCAAGTTCGAGAACTCGCTACGACAAGCCATCCATACAAAACGTTGGTTATTGACAGTTTCTCCAAACTCTATAATCTTGAATGCGCTGCCGCTGAAGAGCGCGTCGGTAGTGATTTCGGAAAAGACAAACGCGAAGCTAATAAACCGACTCGACAACTTATTAGATGGCTTGAAAGACTTGATCTGTCCGTGGTGCTTATCTGCCACCAGAAAGACAAATGGGAAAGACGCGAACGAGAATTAATCATGGCAGGCAGTACCTTCGATGGTTTCCCCAAAATGGAGTATGACCTCGACCTCTGGCTTGAAACAAAGCTCACGGGAAACAAGCGTTACGCCACGGTAGTTAAAAGCCGTATCGATTCCTTCCCAGTCGGAACAGACATTGATCTCGACTTCAAGACATTTGAGAAGCTCTATGGAGCCGCCATCGTGGAAGGCCCCGTCAAAGCCATCACGCTTGCCACCGCAGACCAAGTAGCCGAAATAGTTCGGATCGTGGAACTTCTGAAAATGCCGGAGGAGGATTGCGACAAATGGCTATCGAAAGCGCAAGCGGTCGAATGGGCCGACTTGAGCCAGGATAACGCCGTCAAATTTTTAGATTGGCTGAATAAAAAGATGAAAGGTGAGGTCTCCAAATGAGCCGCGAATATACAAATACAAACTCCGATAGAAACAGCGAACCGATTCCTGATGGGCGCAGAACATTCCGCGTTCTTTCTGTTCGCAAGTATATGAAAGGACAAACGGAAATGTATTTCTGGGAACTTAAATACGACGAAGGCGAAGGAACGCAATTACTCCTGCCAAATATGATGGGCGAATTGTTGCGTCTATTGGGAGCAAAAGAAACTGAAAAGGGCGAGTTTGATTGGGAAACAGACTTAATGCAAGGGAAATACTTCGATGCAAGCGTTTCGCATGGAGTGGATAAAAAGGGCATCATGCGACAGTCTATGACAGAGTTTGCGCCATCTAAAGAAAAAACAGACGATATTCCTTTCTAAATGGCGTCTCCTCTTGAGCGTTCCAAAACGGAACTGGAAAGCCAGGGTTATATCGTATGGAAGGTAGAACAGGAAGCGAGCCGCTATAAGCCAACGCTTGATCTTTTCAATTGCATTGATTTAGTAGCGATTCGTTCTGATCTTGCAGGAGTAATGGGAATCCAATGTTGTGGAGAAGATATCATGCCTCATGTCCATAAAATCATGGAAGGATATACTGTTGATAAGCTTAAAAAGATAGAAGGAAAAAGTACTATCGTGCAAGCGATTATCCCGCCTAATCCATATCTTAAAACATGGCTAGAAGCTCATAATACGTTTTTTATCTGGGGCTGGCGATTGCGTAAGCATGAAGGGACTAAGTCTACTTACCAACTTCGCGAAATAGAATTTTTACTTCAAGACGGAAAAGTAATCTGCCAAGAAATAACATCATGACCCGCCTAGAACGCCATCTTTATGAAGCTCTTTGCGACGTAATGGACTATCTCGGTCCAGGGAAATCTAAGATTACTAAAGAACAATACCCCGACTTGATGAATCGCCTAAGAAAAGCGAAATTCCACGCCGAACAAATGAATCTTGTCGAAACTTCGAAAACTACATGGCAACCAAAGAACTTTTTTTAATCTGCGCTCTAGCGATTCCTGGCGGATCATTTACGCATCCTAAAATGAATCCTAATAATTTTGATATTTATCGACTGTTCTGCGAAGTCCTGTCGAAAGAATATTTTGGCAGATATCCGCGCGTTCTTCTCATCAAAAACAGAACCACCCAAAGCGTAAACGGCGAATCGGTGCGGGCCCTTGAAAACCATCCCCCATGGAAAAGTCGTTCCTTTGACGCGATCCTACGTCTTGAGCCTTACCAGCAATCTCTTGCTGTCTTCCACCGCTTGTCGCTTTATGCCATAGACCGGACCTTAAAGATTCCAGGATTTTTTATAGCCGACATTCGGTTTCACCCCGTGATGGCGGGAACTTTTGAGGCGTTGGGCTACCAGAAGATTCCTGCTGTTCTCTACCGTTACAGTTTATTCGGAAAGTTCAAACCCAAAGGTCCTCTGATATTCCAAGAGACCCTTCCGACCATGATCTACTCAAGCGTCGTTGGAAGACCATCCAGATTGTTTCAGTTTTTAAATGTTTATCTCAAGTATAATATCGGAAGGGAACCGCGCCTGCTTTACAGCGAATCCTCCACGCATTTTCAGCGGTTTAATTTGAAGTACCTTATAGAAGCTAGCGAACTGCGCCCTCCTTGGAAAACAGCGGCTTTCGACATCGTGATGCGGGTCCGCGAGTTTCATAAAAACGACTACTTTTTAAATCGCCAGATCATAAAAGCCTTTGACAGGGTACTAAGCACTCAGGGTTTTTTCATCGTGGACATTCGTAAAGTGCCAGAACTCGCAGAATTTTTTAAACAGCTTGGCTACCGAAAGACCCCCTTTCAGTTTAACGACTACACCATTTTTCAGAAGTGGTTCCGTCACATCCCGATGAACTATCGGCCTCTTTATGCCTCAGCTTAGGAGATTCACCATGTGGACATTATTGATGTTGCTGTTGGCCGCAAATGCCGTGGCGTGCCCGAAAGGAAGCAGTGAATATCGCGGGGAGTGCGTATTAGACATAGAGCCAGAAAAGCCGCCTACCGTGAAGCCCGACAATGTGAAGCGTCCTGAACGCGGAACGCCCACTTACATGACCGGCGAGGTCAATCTCTTTAACGCCCCGAACCTGCGCGACCAGGATGAAAAACAGGACCAAGAAAAAGCTCAAGCGGAGCAGTCTGGGAAGCGTGCGGCGGGGTTGTTGTCGAGGTGATACTAATTTGCCAATATTTCAGTAGTAATTAGTAATTGAGAAAATGAGCGAATTGGATAAACAGTATCAAGCTACTGATCCAAAAATATTGAGGGAAGAAATTATGGACGGTCGTATTCCTAAAAATGAACGCGAATGGTGGGCTAAAAAAGAGATTGAAAAACTTGAATCCGACCTCTCCTCCCTCCGCGAGAAATTGAAAGAGGTGGAAGCGCGGCAAAAAGGAACCGCCGTCATCGTTGACAAGGGGCGGGGAACTGCCCTCAAGGCGCGTCCCGAATGGCTCGATGAAAAGGAGGAGGTATGAAGAACTTCGAAGACATGGGGATTATTGAAATGGCTAAAACCCTGGGGGAAATGGGAGATCAAATAAAAAATGACGACCTATGCAAAAAGCACGGAATTATGGTTTGCGAGCCTTGCGCTTATGAAAAAGGCTTTTCCGAGGGCATAACTAAGGCGGCGAGTATGGCGGAAAATACTTGGGACTATATACCACAAGAAACATGGGATGAAGGATTTGAACCAGACTATGAATTAACACAAAAGATTGCGGCAGAGCGTATTCTCGCCCTGCGTCCAGAAAGCGAGGGAAAGAAGTGAGCTTCACGGATGAGCAGGAGAAAGTCAAGGCGGCGGCGGAGGGAAAAGAAGCGGCGGGGATTAAGTGAGACGATTTGGCGGTGTGTTAAAACAGTCCAAGGTGGGGAAACTCGCCTGTACGTGAAGACAATCGGCCATGTGAGAGTCACGAGTAAACATGGACATCCCGCCTTCGATTGGGCCGTTCAGTAAACTGCAAAGGCGTGTAGGCCGCGAGGGGAAGAAATAACATCATGACCCGATTGGAACGCGAACTCTACGAAGCCCTCTGCGATGTAATGGATTATCTGCCTGTTATAAATTTCTTGGTATTTTCTGCAATTCCTACCGTAGCCGGTGTAATCGCCGGCACAATCATCAGCTACTTGGTCGCATTTATCTTTGGGCGAGAAAATGAGCCGTAGCGAAAAATTCTGGCTTTGTTGTCTTGTTATTTTACCGCATTTTCAGCCGGTTAATGATCTATCAACAATTGTCCTATTAATCGCTCTTTTAGCTGTTGCGGCTAGTTTTATTCTTTGTAGATCGAAAAAATCAGATTAGTATCGAAAATTATTTATCGTCAACGAATAAACAGGAAGATACGTTCTAAACCGCCTCCATCTCGATTTAGCTTTTTGATACCACGATTTATATACCTTCGGTTCTCTAGTCTTTCTACGAGATAAGCTGCCTCTCGCCTCGGTAGGCGTACAAGGTTGCCAATTTCCAGCGCTATCTTTCCAGA